GGCTTCGGTGTAGTTCACAGGTTCTCCCCTTCGGTCAGGTTTTCGATCAGGTGCAGGGCTTCAGCGGCGGCCCCGGTGCGGTATCGGTCCGGCATGGTTTTAATTTCCTCCAGTGTGGCCCATCGGTCCTCGGCCCTCACCCGCCCCATCGAACCGCTGGCACGTTTTGTGCTTTGCGCCACGGGATCGCGGGCGCTGGCCATCGCGCCGCGGATCGACGCCGCACGGGATCACGGCCACCACGCCGCCGCGGATCATGCGGGGATCACCGCGGCCACCGTGGCCGGGCACCCAGTGAAGCCGGGAAACCATAACCCAGCGGGTTAGCTAACCCAGTGGATCGCGGGGCGCGGGGTGTGACAATGTGACAAGGGGCCAAAAACCCAGCGGGAAACCTGAACCCAGTGGATCGCGGGATCGCTGGATCAAGTTACCGCGTTACCGCGATTCTGCACTGATGTGCTAACGTGCCTCCGCGCGATAGGCAAAAAATACGATATCTTTTTTAACAGCACTGATTTTACGAATCCTCGATTCTTTTTATCTGTCTGCAAGGCACGTTGTCACATCCATGTATAATTGTGGTAACATGGAAACACTGACCAAAGGGGAAACAATGACACATGACGAACTAGTAAACCGGGCTTATGAGTTGCCCGCGCTGCAAGACTACGATATCGAGACAATCGACGCGCTGCCCGATTCGATGCTTCGTCAATTGCTGGGCATACCTGAACCCGTGGCGCGTGCTCAATCAATCGAAGCAAAGCCACGGGGAAAGAAGCCACGGGCGCGACGGGCCGAACGGATCGATTTTGAGTTACTCGAAAAGAACGGGCAACTAGTGCGCCGCGAATCATGGCGAACTTTTGCGCCTGATGGATCAGTAACCCAGCGGGATGAATTTATCCCCTGCGGATCGCGGATATTGTGGCGCGGGCGAATCGTGAGCGCGTCGATTGTGCTGCACTATTTGCGAACGGGTGAAACCGTGGCGCGTGCACCCCGCGCCGATAGGAAACCATTCCGCGCCGTGGTGCGTGATGGATCGCGGGTTATTCACTTGGGGTACTTTGCAAGTAGCGAAGCCCGCGACGCCGCGGTGTTGAATTACAAATTAAACTGTAACCCAGCGGGTTAGGGTTTGTCCCTACAAAATAGTTCTTGACAAGTTCACCCGCTGGGTTATAATTTCCACACCGACACACAATCGGCACCCTGTAACCTGTAACCGTAATTGGAGAATCACATGAACAAATCAGAAATTCGCGAACTGGCCAAAATCGAACAGTACCACGCCGCGGGCTTGGGCCTTGACTTTGTCGCCCGCGCTTTATCGTCACTGATCCGCGCCGCACGCACCACGAAAAGCGCCGCGGCTTTGCGTGCTGCTGCTGATCGCATGGGCTGCACTGGCCACGCTGAATTCATTGTTTGAAGGGGCCGGATCATGTCGAATCAATTCCGCGAAAACTACACCCCGGCCCCCGTGGCCAGTGATGAACCCGGGCCGCTGGCCATCATCGCCGGGGCCGTAGTGCTGGCCGCTGGCCTGTACCTGATCACCGTCGTTCTTTTTTCCCTGTAACTTGTAACCCCGTAACCTGAAGGACCGTAAACCATGAAAAACGAAAACCCTGTCTTACTCGCCGCCGCCGTTGATCGACTGGCCGCCGTGAAGGCCTTGATCGCTGACCTGAAAACCGAAGAGGACAATTTAAAGGATGTGCTGATCGATAGCGGGTGCACCGCCGTTGAAGGCACCCAGCACCGCGTTAGCCTGTCTTATTGTGCTGGCCGTGAACTGATCGACTGGAAAACCATCGCCGCGAAGCTGGCCCCATCGCGCCAATTGATCGCCGCACACACGTCAACGGGTGAACCGTTCTACACCGTGCGGGTATCCGCTCGCAAAGCATAAGGGGCCGGGATCATGGATCACATCATCAAATCAATTGATCGCCGCCGCTCGCACATCAAGCACACCATCGCGCTGGGTCAATCTCAAATGGTCCGCTACTTTGCTGCCCGTTATTCATGGGGTCAACCTTGTAGCCCTGCCCGCGCTTATGACTGGGGCGTGGCCTGCGCTTATTTGCGCCACTGTCAACACGAAGGGATCGAAGCCGATTATCGCGCCCGCTGGGTTTGGCCAAGTGGAAACGCCGGGAGCGTGGGCGGGATGATCGAACACTATCACGACGGCTGGGAATTACTGCGCGACTTGGGCCTGACTGAGTCCGACGAACAACCGGACCCCGTGGCCGCTGAAATTATTCGCCGCTCAGGTGTGCCCGCTGGCCGCCTGATCGTTTCACATATTGGAGATTGAGACCATGAACCACGCACAACAATACCGCGCCAAAAATGGCCGCCTGCAGTTTAAACCCAGCGACGCGCTGCTGACTGAAATTATCGAAGGGGACAACGCGACGGGCTTTTGTCTCGCCTGTGGTGAAACCGTCGACGGGGTAGAACCTGACGCCGCCGGGTATGACTGCCCGCACTGCCACGCCGCGAAGGTTTTCGGGGCCGAAGACCTGCTGGCCCGTGGCCTGTACTTTGACGCTGACCGGGCCGAAGATATCGCCCGCGGGAGGTTTGCATGAAAATCCATTTCATTCGACAATCCGCGAATTCAAAAACGGGGCCGATCCCGGTTACTTACTCGCAGCGGGAAACCTGCCCCGAATCGTGCCCGCACTACCGTTCGGACTGCTACGCCGAAGACTATTACACCCGCCTATCATGGGATAAAGTGGCCGCCCGTGGTGGATCGCTGGGCCAGTTGTGCGAATCCGTGGCCGCCCTGCCCGCTGGCCAGTTATGGCGGTTCAACGTGGCCGGGGACCTGCCCGGGGCCGGGGAAACCGTCGACGCTGCTGCACTGGGCCAGATTGTGGCCGCGAATGCTGGCCGCCGCGGGTTCACCTACACTCACAAGAAAAGCCCCGATGCCCTGCACTGGGCCGGGCACGCGACGCGCTGGGGTTTCACTGTAAACCTGTCCGCGGATGATGCTGGGGAAGCTGACGCGCTGGCCGAAGCTGACGCCGGGCCAGTCGTGGCCATCGTGCCCACGGATACCCCGGAAAAGTCCTACACCCCTGCTGGCCGGACAATCATTGTCTGCCCTGCACAATCCCGCGACGGGGTAACGTGCGAAACGTGCGGGCTTTGCGCCATCGCTGACCGGGCCGTGATCATAGGGTTTCGTGCCCACGGATCACGCGCCCGGGTAACCGACGCGAAGGCCCGCCGGGTAATTCCAATTTCGAAGGGGTAAACCATGACGCCTGAACAACTCGCCCACCGCGATATCGCAAAGCATCACGCTTACGGGGTAGACCTCAACCCGTTCTCATCCGCGAACGGTCGCCACCTGTGGGCGCTGGGTTTTACGGGTCAACCCCGGCCCGCTGACCTGCACCCCGAATCGACTTATGCCCGATACCATGCCCGGGGCCGTGCCTGTGCCCTATTTTTGAAAGCCCCATCATGAACTTAGAAAACCTGACCGCCACCGAAGCCGAAGCGCTGGCCTACGCCGAAGGATACCCGGGCACTGCCCGGCTTTTTGCCCGGATCGATAACCTGCAGCGGGCACTAGGTCAAGCTGTGGCCACACTGGAGGAAATTAAAACCATGCCGGACCGATACCGCACCGGGGCCGCCGCTGAAGCCCTGCACCTGATCGAAAACCTGACCGAAGGGGAGAACCTGTGAACTACACCGAAGCCGAATATATCAACGCTGGCCACCGATACGAACGGGCACAAGGCCCCGACGCTGGCCGGGCACGCGCCGAAGCCATCCGGGCCATGCTGGCCCGCGAAAACCTGAAGGACCACGCCGAAGCCCGGGCACTGATCGAACGGGGCCGCGCCGAAGCCCGGGCCGTGCCCGCATGATCGCCGGGGCCTTAATCGTGGCCGCCGTGGGTTTTGTCGTGCGAATCGTGGCCATCGTGGCCGCCTTGATCCGCGACTGACCTGCACCCAGTAACCCAGCACCCCGGCCCGTGGCCGGGGCTTTTTTGACCTTGAAAACCTGACCTTATGACCACCACCACCACCGAAGCCCCGGCCACCGTGCCACCGTTCACCGCCGCGCTGCTGGCCCTGATGCACCGCCGCGCCCTTGACGAACCCCGCGCCGCCGCGCTGCTGGGCGTGCCCCTGTTCACCCTGACCAAGTGGACCGCGGGCACCCGTGCACCCAGCGCCGCCGCCGTTCGCCTGCTCGACGTGCTGGCCACGCTCGAAGCCATCGCGCCCGCCGTGCTTGACGCGCTGACGCCCGCCGCCGTGCCCGCCCTGCCTAAGCGTGCACCCGGACGCCCGCCCAAGATTGAGACTAAGGCTCCCAACCAACCGATGGATGGTTAAGGAATCGAACCAGTCGTTAAGGCTCCCAACTATTCACTGGCCGTTAAGGCTCCCAACCAACCGTTAAGGAATCCAACCAATGAACGCACTAGAACACTATGACCGCCTCTATGGCGACCTTGGGCTGAAACCAACTGACGCCGCGAAGTTTGTCTTCGTGAGCGGATGGAACAGCGCCATGCAAGAAGCCATGACCCGTGTGAACTTGATGCCCTTCGAGAACGACACCCGCGCCAGCTTCGCGGTGTACTTCCAACAGATGATGATGATCGACCCAACCGAAGTGCAGGAGAAGATGCAATGACACAAGATGAAATTATTTTGTTTGCCGACGCATCGGGCCTTTCGCTGTACGGTATGGGTAAGGACAGAGCAAAGTTTATTCACTATCTTGAAGCCTTTGCCAAACTGATAGCGGCTAAAAAACGTGAAGAAATTCTAGGATTGGCTGACTCATTGGGTTGGGTAAGTATTGACCACATAAAAGATCAATCATGAACACATGGCCCTTCCCCACGCACCCGTTGCCCACACCCCGTCGCAATAACCCACCTAAATTTAACCCTGACAACCATGAGGATGCACCACTATGAACGACATTGAACGTGATCTTGACTTGGCACTTGCTGAATGCGAAGCTGAGAACCGCCTGCTACGCGCACGCAACGACCGACTGGAAAAGGTAGCCGAAGCCGCCAAGACGATGGTGGGTGCCTTGCAGAACATGGCCGACTTTGAGCAGTGGGACAAGGCACTCACGCGCCTTGAGAAGACATTGGAGGGCGCATGAAACAAGTTATTCAAGAAAAGGGTTCGCGCCCAATCAAAATTTGGACAGACGAAGTTGAGGCATCGGCACTGACACAACTCAAAAACCTGTCACGCCTGCCGTTTATCAACAGCAATGGCGTGGCCTGCATGCCTGACGTTCACGCTGGCATTGGATCAACCGTAGGCACCGTTATTGCCACCGAGAAGGCCGTCATTCCTGCTGCGGTAGGGGTAGACATCGGTTGCGGTATGAATGCCGTCCGTTTGTCGCTTAAAGCGTCCGACCTGCCCGACAACCTGAAGCCACTGCGTGACGAAATCGAGAAGCGCGTGCCATTGGGTGTTGGTGGTGGCCACGACCATGGCCGTGACATTCAGCTTGAGATGCTAAATGAGCCATACGAAGACGCTTTGCACAAGACTGTGGTCGATCCAATTTTCAAAGGGTCACACAGCCGCTTCCATGAAAAGGCTGCATCGCAGCTTGGCTCACTTGGCTCAGGCAACCACTTCATTGAAATTTGCATCGACGAAAACCAAGACGTGTGGATCATGCTGCACTCTGGTTCGCGTGGCATCGGCAACATGATCGGCACTCATTACATTGAAATTGCCAAGCGTGAGATGGAGCAGTTCTTCATCACTCTGCCAGACGACAACCTTGCTTACTTCCCAGAGGGCACAGAAAACTTTGACGACTACATGGCCGCAGTGGGTTGGGCGCAAAACTACGCGCTTGAGAACCGACGCATCATGATGCAAGAGGTCATCGAAGCCATGAAGCAATCCGTGGCCAAACCGTTCACCATCACACAGGAGGCAATCAACTGCCACCACAACTATGTCGAAAAAGAAAACCACTTCGGACGAAATATGTGGGTCACTCGAAAAGGCGCTATCCGCGCTCGCGCAGGAGACCTCGGAATTATTCCGGGCAGCATGGGCCAGCGATCCTACATTGTTCGCGGTAAAGGTGACTTACAGTCCTACTGCTCTTGTAGTCATGGAGCGGGTCGAGTTATGTCACGCGCTGAAGCAAAGCGACGATTCAGCATCACCGATCTCATCGCCCAAACCGAAGGTGTCGAGTGCCGCAAAGACGAAGGCGTGATTGACGAAATCCCAGCCTCTTACAAAGACATTGACGCCGTGATGGCAAACCAAACCGATCTAGTCGAGGTGGTACACCAGCTTAAACAGGTTCTTTGCGTGAAAGGAAACTAAATGACCGAGATCATTGAAGACCTCATGGGCTTTGCAATGGTGTGCTACCTGCTTGCCGTTTACTTCAAATAAAAAAGGGGGCCATTGCCCCCTTTATTCATCCAACTCATCGGCCCCGTACACACGGGGCTTTCCTTTGGTGCTGAGTTTATAGATGTCGTCAAGCTGGCGCTGCTTGGCCGCAATCACCTGCTTGCGGTGCTCTGCAAACTGTGTCGCCAGTGCAGGGTTGATAGCCCATTGCGCATGGTGCTGGTTCTCTCGTGTGCCGTCATCCATGCGAACCACCCACCCGGCAGTCTCCAGCATCTGCATGGCCCCGAGCACCCACTGGTCCTGTTGCCACGGGCTTATGCCATCGAACTGTCTGCGGCCACCGCGTTTGATCTCTGACAGCGTGATCGTCTGTTTGTCGCAATGGTGAATGATGTAGTCCGTGACCCACACATCGAATGTGTTTGTGCCACCCACCTCACCAAACGCATAGCGATACGCTGGGATCAAGTAGCCTTTGATGAAGGCGATCACCCTGTGGACAACATCCTCGGCCACGATCAGGTTGAACGGGTTCTCAATGACGTGGAACAGCAAGATCAATCGGCCCGCTGTGCCTTCCAACTTGCCGAATGCCGTCATAAACACATCGCCCGAGTGCAGCAACCGCTCATCCTGCTTGGCCCCTTCGTACCATGATTGAAACTCACGGTAGGCTGTGAATGCTTCTGGGGATAACTTGTATGTCTGGGGTGGCAGCGCAAAGGTCAAGCGCAGCGTGTTCTCCCATGCAGCAGCCGATGTCAAATACTCGGGGATGGGGTGACCAAGGCGCGTTTTATTGCCGCGCAGGATTGCTGGTATAAACCGTTGTAACAGGCCATCCGCTGCAAGAGAGGCAATGCTTTGCCTGAAAACTGTGGGCTGGATGTTCCCGTAGATCGACACGGCCAAGTTCTCAGCGTGGATCGACCCAGCGCCCACACGGTCCATCTCATACCGTTCTGACTCATAGCTGACAACCCATGCCGAACGATCCTCGCCGCTGGTCTTGTCGGTCAGCTTACGCACCCATGAGTTCATCTCATCAAGGTGGCAAAGCATCCCACGGGGACGCTCGGACGCATGGCGCACCAGCTTCTGACTGGTGATGTCGCTGACTGTGATCTTGACTGGCACGGGCTGCGGTGGCATCTCTGGGACCATCGGTGCTTGGTCACCACCGAGGATGGCGTCAGGTGATGCGGACCAGTCAAGGAATGTCTTTTTTGCTGACGCATAGGCCGCCTCTTTGCCTTCCCAGTCGAGCAGTTCCTTTTGGTAGCGTGGACGGTCCTCGGCTTCTAGGTTCTTGAGTGGGGCCAGCATGGGGCGTGAGCCGGGTGACTTCTTGTCAGCAGGATCGCCCAAGGTCATCAACCAGAGCACTGGGGGCACTTTGAAGCCCGGCATCAACTCAAGCCTCATCTGGGCATCGATGACCCCGCAGATCGCGCCTAAACCAGCGAACAAGGGCACGAGCGGGTCACACCCCACGCTGTCGCTGATCTCATTCGCACGGGTTTGCAAAATATTAGGGAAAACACTTATGTCCATGTTGGGTGGCGCGGGGCGCAGGCCAGCCATGATGTCCTTGGGTGCGATGGGTGCGGTTTCCACGGATGCGAACAGTGAGGTCGCATCGGGCATGGGGCGCGTCCAGCCGGACTTGCGGGCAATGTGGAACAGTGTCCCCAACTTGACAGCGTTGACCTTGTCCGTTTTGAACGACAGCCATTGGTGTGCTATCTCGCGGTCACCGGGGTACTTGCCTTCGCTTTGCACGCTCCACTCTTGCCACAGGTGGTATGCCTGATCAAGTTGGTCGCTCTGCGTGCCCGCCCAGTGCAGGGCCATGCCCACGCTGATCCACTCCTCGCGTGAGCAGCTTGGGTTGATGCACTCGATGGCGTTGCGAATCTCGTCCCATGATGCGTCAACTGAGTCGCCCGTGCTGATCGAGCGCACCTTGTCGTTGTCAATCATGCCCTGCCACAGATCGAGTAAGGGCTGTGGGATCGTGGGAAGGCGCATCCAGTGACCCTTGCCTGCCCAGCAGTAGGGCTGCTTGGTGTCGGGGTGGATCGATGGGGGCAGCACGTCTTGCACCGTCAGACCGTTGGCCGTGGCGCAGCGCAACTCGTAACTGGTGATGCCGTTGGTGATGATCTTTTTCGATGGCAGCGCCAGCCCCAAGGGCATCGCATAGAGCAGCTTGCCATGACCTGCGCGGCCACTGTCAATGTGCACTGCATCGTTGGCGTTGTAGAGCGCCTGAATGTCGATGCCTTGAAGCCCAAGCAGCATGGCCGTGGTGTCCCACTCATCGATGTCAAGCGCCATCGTGCCGCTGTATGCGTGGGCCAAGCCGATGCCGTTGCCCGGTGGCAAATCAGACTGTGACTTGAGCGCATTGGGTTTCAAGTTCCAGCCCGGTGTGCGTGGTCCTTTGGTCCCTGCTGGGATGGGAACGAGTGACCAACCAAATCTGATGTACGCGTCAATGGATGCGGGGTGTGCTTGTACTTGTTGTCCTGTGCTCATATAATGTTTCCTGACAATGCAGTTGTCACTTGTTTCATGGAATCTCCTTCAAAGCCTCGGTCTTACCACCGGGGCTTTTTCTTTTTCAAAATATTTTTTGAATCTGTTGCACAATCGTATCACAGGTGTGCTACACTTTGCTCAACGCGGCAAAATTTATTTAATCATGGCTACCAAACCTCTCACCAAATTTCTGAACGTCAGGCTCACGCCTAGCGATCACAAAGCATTTCACCGCAAGGCAGAAAAGTTCGGGCAACCGTCCGATGTCTTGCGTGAAATAGTGCAAGCGTTCAATACCGACCGCCTTGTAATTCAACCTCCCGTAACTCCAAAGGAATCGTTATATGTCACTCGAATCGAAAATTGAAGCACTGACCGCCGCTGTCGTTGCACTGACCGCCAAACTTGAGTCCAGCAATGTAGCACCTGCCGCACCCGTGGCGCAAGCTGCCCCTGTTCCCGTGGCTCCCGCACCTGCGCCTGTTGCAGCGCCAGCCCCTGCACCCGTGGCCGCGCCAGCGATGCCTGCTGCGCCTTCCTTTCTCCCCCAAGCAGCAGCGCCAGCAGCCGCCCCCGCTGGTGCTCCGTTCAGCGATCCGAAGGGTCTGATCGACTACGTCATGGCTTCCTACAAAGCACTTGGCCCACAAAAAGGTTCCATGATCCAAGGCGTGTTGACACAACTTGGTTACGCCAACATCAATGACGTGAAGCCCGAGCACTACGGTCAGTTGTTTGGTGGTATTGAAGCGTTGAAAGCCTGATCATGAGCACCCATTCCCAACTAAGCCCCAGCAAGCGGCATCGTTGGGCTGCTTGTCCCGGCTCGATTCGCGAGGAGGCTAAATACCCCGATGATCGATCTGGCCCTGCGGCCATTGACGGCACGCACTCTCACACGCTCTTGGAACACTGTCTCAGCGAAGGTGTCACGCCCGAGTCGATGATCGGCCAAGTGTTGAGCGATGACGACGGCTCGTTCAAAGTTGACGCTGACCGCGCCGCCCGAGTCAAGGTTGCCACTGATTACGTCAAAGACCGAGTCATTGAGCAGCACGGCATGTGTCATGTGATTGCAGAGACACGTGTTGACCCCGCGCACCTGCTTGGTCGCACTGACATGAGCGGTACGGTTGACATTCAAATCCACGGCACTGAGGTTCTTGAGGTCATCGACTACAAGGACGGCATGGGTGTTGTGCAGGTTGAGGGCAACCACCAACTCGAACTCTATGCGATGGGTTGCTTGGCGATGCTCAAATTACCAGTCAACGGCCAGTACCCTTGGAAAAGGGTTCGCCTGACAGTGATCCAGCCCAAGCTGGCCATCAAGGGCATGAAGACCATTACATCGCATGAAGTGCCCACGCAAGCGATCCTTGATATGATTGGTCAAATGGTCATCGAAGGTCAACGCTGCGATGACTCCAACGCACCACTGGTGCCGGGTGACAGTCAATGTAAGTTCTGCAAAGCGAAGGGTAATTGCGCCGCGCTGGCAGGTAATGTAATGAAGGAGGTCGGGATCATGTTCCAGCCAACAGTAACGCAACCACTCGATGTCGCGCAGCAAAGCGCCGATAAAGACCCCACCACGATGGACGATGCACAGATTCGTCAGATCATGGAAGCCGCACCTCTGATGCGCCAACTCCTTGAGGGTGTTGAAGCTGAAGCACTGCGCCGCTTGCAGGCTGGTCAATCTATCCCCGGACTCAAACTCGTCAACGGTCGTGGCTCACGCGCATGGACCTTGCCTGAATCTGACATGGCTGAAAAGCTGGTCAAGATGGGTATCCCCAAGGGCGCGATCTACGAAACCAAACTCGTCACACCCGCCAAGGCTGAGAAGCTGACGTGGGAGAAAAAAGATGGCACAAAGGTCACGCTGACCGAGCGCCAGTTGAACCGCATGGAGCAAGAGTATGTGGTCAAGATGGCTGGTAAGTTGACCGTTGCCCCCGAATCTGACAGCCGCCCCGCTGTCATCACGAATGCTGCACCTTTATTCAGTGCAGTAGAAGCATTACCAGCATGGTTGATTGGAGGTGTGTGATGTTGACTCAGGAACGGTTAATGGAAGTACTGTCGTATGAATCATTGAATGGGTTGTTCACATGGGTTAAACCAAATAGCAATCGTGTAAAGGTCAATGATCTAGCAGGATGTGTTTGTCCGGATGGTTACATCAAAATCAATGTTGACGGTAAACCATATAAAGCACACCGTCTTGCTTGGTTGTATATCACTGGTGAAATGCCTACGCATGAAATTGATCATGTTGATGGCGTTCGATCTAATAATCAACTCAGCAATCTTCGGCAGGCTACAAGTAAGCAAAACAAAGAAAACACTGGATTAAAACGCACTAACGACAGTGGGTATAAAGGAGTTCATTGGGATAAAACCCGTCAGAAATGGTTGGCATTTGTCACACATAACAAAAAGTTTCATAACCTTGGGAGATTCAATGATCTAAACGAAGCAGTAATAGTAAGCAAACAAGCCCGTGATGTGTTATTCACGCATCACAACACAAGTTATTCAAATTGAAAAGGTAATCATCATGTCAGAAATCATTTTTTTATCCAATGTTAGACTTAGTTTCCCACACCTTGCGGAACCACAAAAGCAAATCAACGAGCAAACCGGGAAAGAGCGTATCTCGTACAACTGCGAGTTCATCATGCCGCAGGACCATGCTGGCTTTGGTCAGTTCATGCAACGCTACGGTGCGTTGGCTTTGGAGAAGTGGAAAGAGCACGCACAGACCGTGATGGGCATGATCCAGAATGACCGCAAGACCCGCTGCTACGGTCGCGGTGAAGAGAAGGTCAACAAGAAGACTTTCCAGCCTTACGATGGTTACGCTGGTCATGTGTTCATCACTGCTGGCCGTGATTCACAGCCACAGATGATTCAAGCTGACGGCTCACCTGTTGACGCCGCCAACTCGATGGCCTACCAACAACTCGCACGCAAGATGTACGGCGGTTGCCGAGTCAACGCTGCTGTGAAGCCTTGGTTGCAAGACAACAAGCATGGCCGTGGTATCCGTTGCGATTTGATCGCTGTGCAGTTCTACCTTGATGACGCACCGTTTGGTGAAGGTAACGTGGACGCCTCTGGCATGTTTGGTGCTGTGGCCGCAGGTGCTATGCCCGGCTTCGCTGCTGCACCTGCGCCCGCCATGCCTGCTGCACCGTTCCCTGGTGCATCTGCTGGCCTGCCACCCTTCATGCAAGGCTAATTGAATCGGGGCCACTGCCTCTGGGGGTTCCCGGGGGACCGGCCAGTGGTCCCACCTACCTGAGTAAATGTAATGAGTAAAACACCTGAGTACATCGCATGGGTCAACATGCGTCAGAGATGCAACAACCCTCATGGTCACAACGCGCACTATTACGCGAATGTTTCCGTGTGCGCTGAGTGGAACAGTCTTGATCAGTTTGTCGCAGACGTGGGCTTGCGCCCAAGTCCAAATCATCAACTTGATCGACGTGACAACACCAAGGGCTACTCCAAAGAGAACTGCCATTGGGTTGACAAGACAGCGCAAATGCAGAACACCCGAATCAGCAAGTGGTGGTTTGTTGACGGCGTGAAGTACGCAAGCCTAAATGAAGCCGCAAAAACAGTTGGTGTCACGATCAATCGCATCAAAGCGTGGTGTGAAGGTCGCACCGATGGCGGTTATGTCTACCCTCCGAAACCGAATTGCTGGTCGGAGAAAAAATATGCGCAATGATTATGTCTACGATGTGGAAACCTACCCCAACGTCTTCACGCTGGCGGTGGAGCACGCAGAAGCGCCTTTTCAATGGTTATTTGAAATCAGTGACCGCCGCAACGACTCCAAGGAGATCATTGCGTTCCTTCAATGGCTCAAAGACACAAACTCCCGACTGGTGGGTTTCAATGTCCTTGGCTTTGATTACCCGGTCATACATACGCTGATTCGCATGGGTCACAGTGATGCCAACACGCTGTACCAAAAGGCAATGGCGATCATCAATTCGCAAGACGACGATGGTCGATGGATGCACAACGTCAATCCGTCTGACCGATTCGTTGAGCAGATCGACCTGTTCAAGATTCACCACTTCGACAACAGAGCACGCTCAACCAGCCTCAAGGTTCTTGAGTTCAACATGCGCTCTGACAACATCGAAGACCTGCCGTTTCCCGTGGGCACAACGCTCAACGCTGGGCAGATCGAGATACTCAAAACGTACAACGCACACGATGTGTCGCAGACCAAAAAGTTCATGGGCTACACCGCCGACATGATTGCGTTCCGCGAGAAGATGTGCGCCCTGTACCCCGGCAAGGACTGGATCAATTACAACGACACCAAGATCGGCAAGGAGTTCTTCACCATGAAGTTGGAGCAGTCAGGTGTTGCCTGCTACGACTACGGTTCCAAGGGCCGCACACCTCGTCAGACCAAGCGCCCAGTGATTCACCTCAAGGATGCAATCTTGCCTTGGGTTACGTTCGATCATCCAGAATTTAACCGTGTGCTGAACTGGCTCAAAGAGCAAAGCATCACAGAAACCAAAGGAGTCTTCAATGACCTCACCGCTGTTGTTAACGGGTTTTGCTTTGTGTTCGGTCTTGGCGGGATTCACGGAAGCCTTGAATCTAAAGTTGTTGAGTCTGACGCTGACCATGTCATCGTTGATCTTGATGTCGCTTCTTATTATCCGAATCTGGCGATTTCTAACGGATTCTTCCCACAGCACTTAGGCAAAGAGTTCTGCGTCATCTACAAGAACTTGTACGAGCAGCGCAAGACCTACCCCAAGAAGTCGGCTGAGTCGGCCATGCTGAAGCTGGCGCTCAACGGCGTATACGGTGATAGCAACAACCAGTTTAGTGTGTTCTACGACCCGCTGTTCACCATGTCGATCACGCTCAATGGTCAACTGCTGTTGTGCAAACTTGCTGAGTCATTGATGGGCGTTGACGGGTTGCAAATCGTGCAGGTCAACACCGATGGTTTGACAGTGCGGGTGCCCCGCGCCAACAAGTACAGCGTTGATATTGTCCGCACATTGTGGGAGGAGATGACTGGGTTGCAACTTGAGGAAGCCATCTACAAGTCGATGATGATCCGCGATGTCAACAACTACATCGCCCAGTATGAGAACGGCTCAGTGAAGCGCAAGGGTGCGTATGAGTACGACATGGAGTGGCACCAGAACCACGGCGCTCTGGTGGTCGCCAAGGTCGCGGAAAAGGTGCTGCTTGAGAATGCGCCGATCCGTCAAACCTTGGAGCAGTGGCCCGACATCATGGACTTCATGCTTCGCGCCAAAGTGCCACGGTCCAGCTACTTGGCAATTGAGCGTGACGGTGTGACATTGCAGTTGCAAAACACCACGCGCTACTACGTTGCCGAGGGCGGTGGCCGACTGTTCAAGTGGATGCCACCGCTTGCCAAAAACCCCGGTGTCTGGCGCAAGATGGGCGTGGAGTCTGGCTGGGGCGTGCAGCCCTGCAACGACATTAAGGATGCTGGCAAGCTGCCAGTTGATTTTGATTACTACATTCGTGAAGTGGAGAAGCTATGTCTCGGGTTGGCATGAAGTTTGATGGTCGCAAAGCCCGATGGAGCCTGCTGCCCAAAGGCGCTGTGATGCAAATCGTTGAGGTGTTGGAGTTTGGTGCGGCCAAGTATGCAGAGAACAATTGGCAACATGTTGAGAACAGTCGCCAGCGTTACTACGACGCCCTGATGCGCCACATGGAAGCATGGTGGCTTGGCGAAAAGAATGATCCCGAGAGCGGTCTATCTCACCTTGCACATGCAGGATGCTGTCTTGTGTTTCTACTGTGGTTAGACCGTTCAATTGAACAAGATAAACAACTCGATGAGGAGTGCGGCAATGTTAGAAAAACAAATTGAAGCCAAAGTCTGCGATTACGCCAAAACCAAAAACGTGCTTGCGTACAAATTCACCAGCCCCGCACGGGCTGCTGTGCCTGACCGTATGTTCGTCGCACCTGATGGGCGTGTGTGGTTTTGTGAATTCAAACGCGCAGGACAAAAGCCCACCGCCGCCCAAGAACGAGAACACCTGAGACTGCGTGATCACAAGGTCAACGTGTTCGTGATTGACAACGTCGATGAGGGCAAGACCATGATCGATCTAATGCTCGTTGAGTGGATGCGAACATGCTGACACCTGACCTGCTTCACGGCTACCAACAGAAGGCCGTGAACTTCCAGTGCACCCACCCCAACTCGATGCTGTGGCTCGACATGGGATTGGGCAAAACCGTGATCACATTGACCACGCTGTCGCACCTCATCAACACGGGCTTCCTGCGCGGCGTGATCATCGTTGCTCCGATCCGTGTTATCCGTCTGGTGTGGCGTCAAGAAGCTGCGAAGTGGGAACACACCAAGCACATCAAGTTCAGCATGGTCACGGGCACAAAGGATCAGCGCACCCGCGCTCTCTTACGTCCCGCTGACATCTACATGATCAACTACGAAAACCTTGGCTGGATGGCCGAGACACTTCAGACCTACTTTGTCAAGAAGGACCGCCCGATGCCGTTCAACGGGATTGTGTGGGACGAGATCAGCAAAATGAAAAACTCGGCCACCAACCGAGTCAAAGCATTCAAGAAGATCGCTGACAAGTTTGACTGGACCACGGGCCTCACTGGAACCCCTGCCAGCAATGGCTACAAAGACCTGCACGGCCAGTTTCTCGTGGTGGACAGGGGTGAGCGCCTTGGCACATCAAAAACGGCCTTCCGCACCCGTTTCTACAAAAAGGTCGGACCGTACAAAGAAGTGCCCTATGAGGACACCGAGGACACCATCAAAAAGCTGATTGGTGACATCACGCTTGAGATGAGCGCCGAGGACTACAACCCGCTGCCTGACCTCATGGTCAACAACGTCGAGATTGAAATGCCCGATGACCTGCGGGCCAAATACGACAAGATGGAAAAAGAGTTCTTCTTGGTGCTGGACAGCGGCAAGGAAGTCGAAGCCTTCAACCAAGCGTCGCTGACCAACAAGTGTTTGCAGTTCTCCAACGGGGCCATGTACCCCATTGCCGGGATGCCACTGTGGGAACCGATCCACGATCTCAAACTCGATGCGCTTGAGGAAATTCTGGATGAGGCCCAAGGGTCGCCTGTGCTGTGCTCCTATGCCTACCGCAGCGATGCTGCGCGGATTATGGAGAGGTTCAAGCACCTTGACCCAATCAACCTGACTGAGTGTAAGAGCGAGGCGTCATTGGTCAACGCCATGCACCGTTGGAAAACTGGTGACTGTTCGCTGATGATTGGCCACCCAGCATCGATGGGTCACGGCATCGACGGCTTGCAAAACAACGGCCACATTCTTGTGTGGTACGGCCTCAACTGGTCGCTGGACTTGTACGAGCAGTTCAACGCCCGTGTGCGCCGCCAAGGTCAGGGTGTGCCCGTGATCTGTCACCGCATCTTGATGCAAGACACATTGGATCAGGCACAAGCATTGGCGCTCGATGAAAAGGCCACCACGCAGGCAGGACTACGCAATGCAGTCAAACAATATCGTCAATCAAAAGGAGTTTGAAATGAATCAAAGATGGACACCACTGATCGTCACGTTGCTGATATGCGCGGCGTACTACTTGGCGAAAAACTGATATGAGAAAACGCAGCAGCTACCGACCAAAGGCAACACTGGTGAACCCCGTTGCATATGTCATTGAGTCTTTGAAGCCAGTGGCATTTCACGAAAGCTACCTAATCGATCTCAAGATCAAGAACAGCGAAGCAATGGTTGCGCTGCTGCGCGGCAACGCAACTCACGATGATCTGGACCTTCTTGTCGCCATGAGCAACGTCACTGAGGCGCTTTACCAACTGGGGTTTGGTGAAGACTACAAGGACGTTGCGATTGATGGGCGTGAGGCAATCTTGCGAATCGTGTATCGCGCTGTCGAACATCGGAAGTTCACGCCCACTGGTCCTGAGATTCAGGCACTCAACCGATTGATGGAACTGCACGACGCCCAGATGGAGGTGATCACCATCAAAGACATGGAGCGTGCACTTCAATACATCGACACCAAGATGCGCCACAAGCAGGCGACCAACCTACCAAGGATCAAAACATGAACTGCCGCTTTATTTGGTCTTGCGAGAGTAAAACAAAGTACGGTCACCAAACAAATAGAAACCCACAGCGCCAGCAAAGTTGTCCACCGAGTCGCTGGGGATGTTGTTAAGTTTCATGTAGGACCAAGTGCCCAACACCATTAGTCCAACAGCAGGGCGCATCAGGCGTACAGCAGCCTCAACCCAAGGGTATGAGGGATTGGTGCCCCCGGCATCATTCATCGCCTTAAACATGTCCAGATCAAGCTGGCGCATTTTGACGTACTCGTCCACATTTACAGGCTTGTATGAGTCGGTCTGAATGAAACGACCAATCAGGGACTTGCCCAGATCAACAGCCAAGGGGCCAAGAGCGGCAAGGATTGTTAGCGGGTCCATCATGGGTACTCTTTCCAAGGTAATTGAAAATGCGGACCGTCTTTAAACTTGGTCCAGTTGCCACCCCATTCAATTGGCACACCGACTTGCTTGGACGCTGTCTCCATTGCTTTGGCAATCTTGGAGTACAAGGGCCATGACCAGTCAACCTGATCATCTACCCATGCGCCCAAATCAACAGCGTGACCAGTCAGGTGACGGCTTTTTAAAGTTTGACTTGCGCCAGCTTTTACCAGCGCCTGTTGACGCTCAATGGTTCGCAGACCTTCAAGAACCGTGAAGTCCACTTCACTGATCTCAATGGCATGTTGAACCACTTTGACCAAATCAGGGTGAACACCTTTCAGGCGCATCACAGATCGTGACCCAAGGGTGGGCATCAATGACCCTTGAACCAGCTAAAGGCGAACCCTATGGCGCTAGAAATAAATGACACAAAAGCCATGCCTGCCCAGAACCCACCGCGACCCTGATTGGCCAACGCCACTAGTGTTTCAATGTGTCCTTCAAGTTTGTCCATCTTGACTTCCATCTGGTCAAACCGTCGCTCGTAATCCTGCACTTTTTGCCACAGGACTCCGTACTTCACTGGATCAATTTCAGGTATGTTCATTACTGCCCCACAAATGCATTTTGTACCTCTGACGTTGGTGCCAACATGTTAATCGCAGCAGGGGTGCGGATAACAGCAGACGCTGCCTTACCAGTTTTCTTAAATGGGTCGGCAAGTCGCTCACCCTTGGCTTGACGCGCCATTGCTTTTTCCAGCGCCGCGGCAGCGGCAGCAGGGTCCAGCATTTCAGCAGCCAACTCGATGGCCAACTTTTGATCCAACTTGCCTTGCAAGCGGCGCAGGATGTCGTTGGCGACCGTGGTCACATTGTTAATGAAGTTGGGTGCCCGCACGTTTCCCAAAGTCTCTGTGCCCATCAGGTTCACGTCAGGACCAGCACCACGGGCAGCGTTTGCCTGCATCTCGGTCAGTTTCGCACGGGCCAGATCAGCCCGGACGTTTTCAAGCGTCTTGACTTGATCGGGGGTCAGCACTTGACTCAACTCATCGAATCGGGTCATGCCTGTAGATTTCTTGATGGTCTGAGGGGCTTGCTCCATCGCATTGGCAAAGGTCGCAGCTTTTAGCGCAGCGGGTGTCTCACCACCAGTTGTCTCAAGCGCAGGCTTTAGCTTGCCCTCAAGGTACTGGCCGACTTGCATCTGGTTGATCGGTTTGCTCTGGGCTGCAAAAGTCTCACGCGCTGTTTTGTAGTCAGGCGCTTTGGCTTCAGCCCACTTGAGAAACTCGCCACGGGTTTTCCCGATAGCTTGCGCTTCAGCAGCACCGATGCCAAACCGCTCTGGGTTCTTGATCAGATCGTCAAATGCAACCTTCATCATGTGCAGGCTGCTACCGGGGTACTTGGCCACTTCGCCGGGGATATTGGTGACGCCCATAGGCTTACCCTCGGCATCCAGAATTGACGATGGAATGGACTGCGCTGGGCGGTTTTGACCAATCTGGAAAGGGATGTCTTTTTCCGCAGCCAGATTGCTGGCGCGGGCAAGCACTTTGTCCATCGAGGGGCGATCCAGCAAACCCGTAAAGGTTTTGTCAGCGGGAACTAGAGCCTCATCGGCAATACCGTACAACTCTTTGGCGGTGCTGCTGCGGGCAGCCTCTGCGACTTTGAGTTCAGCAGGGGTCTTGCCAACCGTCTGCACGGCTGCCAGTTGAGCGGCTTTCTGTTCCTGACCACGCTCAAAGTATGGGGTAGACGAGGTCTTAGCAGCAGATGCACCCATTGCCGAGAAACGAGTGGCTCCTACAGACGATGCAGCTTGTGCGGCGGTGGGCATGCTGCCCGGCACAATCTCAGTCTGACCACGCAAAGCGTTGACGATCTCAGGACCGCGACCTTCGGCTGCTGTCAGGTACGCGACAGACTTGGGATCAAATGCGTTGTAGACCGCACCAACTGCCTTGCCTGCCAGTTTGACGGGCACTTCAATCAAAGGCGCAAGGGGTCGTGCGACATTGGTAAGTTGGCCAGCGCGGCTCAAAGCGCCACCCGCAGTCGTAGCGCCCACCTTTGTAGCAGCAGCACCGCCACCAGTCAACAAGGTCGACAAGTCGCCCACGGCCCCTACAGGGTCTTCAGCAAACGTGCGCTTGATGGCGTCATAGCTGCCGTACTTGTCTTTGTACATGCCACCCACAGCAGTTGCCACCGCGCTTGCGCGTTCAGCAGCAGCCGGGTCAGCATCGAACTTGTCGATAAATCCGGACACACTTTTGGGCAGCGCGTTGCGAAGCGCACCAGCACCCAGATCAAGAAGACCTGTTAGGGTTTGTACGGGGCTGGTGACAGCCTGCACCATGCCGCCAACAAACTGACCTGCGCTTGCCGGGGCATTCTCAACCATCGCACCGGGCACTTCTTTCAAAGCATACGAGCGGCGGGCAGTAGGGATTTCACCAGCGGACGCAGTTGGTGCGTACTGGGCAAAAGGATTTGCCGCAGCTTCTGGTTTAGGTGCGTATTGAGCAAACGGGTTGTCAGCCATTTATTTCCCCTTGGTGCCAAGTGCACGAGCCGCAGAGCCGGGGCCAAAGATCGAGTCGAACTGTTCAGCACTGCCTTGACCTGCTTTCAACGCTTCAATTGCGCCAGCGGGGATGTTCATCACCGATGCTGGCTTGCGAGGTGGAATCACAACTGGAGCAGTTGAAATACCTGTACCTTCAAGCGCGGAGCCGGGGATTTGCTTGACACGAGTGTTCCAAGATTCAGCACTCTTTTCAGCAGCAAGGCGTGACAGTCGAGCCAACTCGGCCAATGACTTTGAGTCGTATGTAAGCTGACCAGCCTTGGCCTTTTCCAAGAAGTCTCGGTCGGCGTTGGTGAAGCCTTGACCTGCGCCAAGGTTCGATGATTTGATCGCGCCCAGTGTTGTTTCGGCCAGTGACGAGATGAGCACCTCGGTGTTGCGAATCTTGTCCGAGTCAGTGCCACCAGCAAGGTTAAGTGCTTTTGCGATTTGCAGACGAGCATTTGCACCTGTACCCGTGATAACTTTTCCACCAGCAATTAGGTCACTGATGCGATCAGCATTCGCCGCTGCCGCTGGCGCACCTTCAGCAGCCGTCAACTTGGCAGCATCGGCATCAGCAATCAAGCCACCAAATCGTTCACCGTATTTCTTCTCGGTGCTGACATTAACAGGCACGTTGACCGTGGTGCGCGGCGCGTGCAGTGTCTTGAAGTCGGCAAATGAACCTTTATAGCCGTTCTTTGTGGCGTACTCAAACTCTTGTACCGCGGTGGGTGGCAACTTGTCCTTGACGCGCTGCTCGAGTGATTTGGCCAACTCGTGCTCACCAATCGCATGAAGCTGATCGATCTTGCGATACGTGTCTTGAATTGTTGTATCAACGGCAGGAGGAGTGCCCGCAGGCGCACCAGCAGGGGCAACCATTGCGTTGCGTGGAACCACGGGTGTGTAGGGCGCAGGAGCACCCGCCATCGCGTTTACGGGCGCACCGGGCGCAACTGGGGCTGCACCACCTACCATTGCGTTCATAGGGGCTGCAGCGGGTTCACCCATAGCAGCAGGAGCAGCGCCGGGGGCAGCAGAAGGACCACCACCCAAAATGTCGGAAAGCTGCTTCTGGCGCTGCATCTTTTCTTTGATCTTGAAGCCCATGTCCATAAAGTGAGGGACACCGCTTTTCAGCATTTCATCAGCAGCAAGACCCAGATCGGACGGACCACCTTTTGCAGAAATTGCTTCTTGCATCTTCGACAACGCATCACGCTCACGTTGGTACGCCTGCATTTGCATTTGCGACTGCTGAAGCTGCGTTGCTTGAAGCATCGCATTCATTGGGTTTTGAATCTCAACGCCTTTAAAACCAAGGGCGATATTAGGATCGATTGCCATATTCAGTCCTTAGCCTTGGTAGCCGTAAGGGTCGCTTACGGGAGCACCGTAACCCGTGGGTGTTGGAGTGCGGTTCAATGCATTCACAAGGTTGTTGCCTTGGTTGTAGTTCAAATAGGTGCTCAGTCCACCAGTCAATGCATTTGCTTGACCGATTTGACCAGCAGCCTGTGCAGCAGCGCCACTGGTCATCAAGTTGCCCACATTTGTACCGTATGTGCCAGCATTTTGACCTATCGTATTGGCCGCTGTTTGACCCACGCCAGCCAACGACTGCAATGGACCAAGACGTGCTTGACGCTCGGTCTGGTAACGATTGAATGCGTTGGTGTATTCTTGCGAACCCATGTCTTGACCAAATCGAGTGGCAGCCTTAAGAGCACCACCAGAGATCAAACCACCACGAGCAGCAGCACTGCGCTCCAATGCTTTTTGACCTTCGGCCAAACGGAATGCGTAGCCGGGATCAGCATTGAACTGATTCATCCCGAATGGGGTGTAGTCCGCAGCAGTTTCAAGTTTGCCAAGCGCACGGCCGCCAGCTTCCAGCCAAGGTTTCTGAGCAGCCTGCTGCTCTTGAAACATCTTGTACTGAAGCTCAGAGGCTCCTCTAGTAGCGTCAGCCTGAGTTTGCGCGGCGTTACCTGCTGCACTTGAACCAAGCAATGAACTACCAATAATTGCGGCGGGGACCATCCATGCCATATCAGACTCCTTCGCTCAAACAATGAGCAATTTCACGTACTTGCTGCGGATCAACGTCCGCAATGATTACTTCATCGATTGTGTCTTCATCCGTGCACTCAGTGGCATGGATACAGTACCAAACTACATCTGTGAGGGATTTTACGCCGTGATGCTTGCCTGCCGCAATAGTCAGACAAGCTGGTGCATTTACCACGGACGACTGGCCATCAACGATCAACTCAATCGAGCCTTGAGCCAGCACTGACAAGTGGTCAAACTTGTGCGTGTGCTGCACAAGCCATTTGCCCGCAGGAATAAAAGTTTCCTTGGCATAAACGCCACCGCCAAAATGATGTTGGATTTCAGGTTCAATAAAGTTCATACGATGCTCGTAATAATACCGTCAACAACGGTGACAGTTTTCAAATCGACGGTGGTGAATGAGCCAGACGCGCCAGTGTTTTTTGTTGATATTGTGCCAAGACCCGTGATGTCTGTATTTGGTATCGTCGGAGACGCGGCGAAAGCAGCAGCGCCGTTGCCTTTTACATACCCGGTCAGTGTGGCCGCACCTGATCCACCGTTGGGTACAGTCAATACTCCACTCACATGGGTAGTCAGGCCGATCTTGCCCCATGCTGGCGCAGTACCCACACCGCCCGAGATAAGAGCGTTGCCTGTGGTCACATCGGGAAGTTTGGCCAAAGTTGTCGTCGTATCGGCATAAACTAAATCGCCAACAGCGTAACTGCCTATACCTGTGCCGCCATTTACGGCAGGTAATACGCCCGTGACATGGATTGTCAGATCAACTTTGCCGTAGTACGGGGGGAGATTTAATCCGCCCGAAAGTAATACATTACCCACTGCAACATCTGGAAGTTTTGCCAAAGTTGTTGTTGTGTCGGCATACAGCACATCGCCAACCGCATACGAGCCAAAACCCGTACCACCATTGATGACGGGCGTGATGCCTAGACCGCCGCCTGTGATGGCAAAAATGTTGTAGAACCATCGATACCATTCACGCGACACTGCACCAGTGCGCTCGTCAATAAGCGGCACTCGTGGAGGCGTGATCTGGGTGCTGTTGCTTGTAGCCATGATCAGGCATTGGTGGGGCTGATCAACAACTCTGCACCCACAATAGCTATTTTGTTGGGGTCAGTACCAGACACTTCATACACACGGTCGCGCAGCTTAAGGGTCATGCCCAATCGCCGCCAAAAAACACGTTTGTAGTATTGACCGATCTTGCCCATAGACGCCCAATGTTCGTTGGACCACGTATGACCACCATCGTCCGACCAACGCAACATTGCTTGCGGATCGCTACCTTGACCGTCATTGAGACCCACACCAGACTCACAGTCGAGTTGGAGGCTGTGATGCGCGGTGCGCTTGAGATTATTTTGACCCGTGGGAAGGGCACGCCAAGATCGTAGCCATTTTTGAACACCGCCATTGTCGGCGTAAACGTTTAAGTCAAACTGATACAAGTTGCCGTTTTCAAAATCACCAACAAGAATATTTCCACCGAAGTTGCACTGACAGTTACTGCGGTGGCGAGTGAACTCACCATTGTCCCAGCCAGCACGCTCATGCCATGCCTGAGTCGCTACATCGTAGACCCAAGTAGCGTTGCCGGATGGAAAACTTAGCACATAGAACGAGTGGCCTTCTTGTTGGTACGTATACCCGACAGCATCTGAAATGTTCCCGTACTGTGCGATAGCGTACTCAACTGCGTGAGTGGAAATCCTAGTACCCGTGTAGCCATTGGCGCGGTACACAATGCCTTGACCACGGGCGTCCGTGCCCAGCCAAAACAAACCATTGTCCATTTTGGCAATCGAAAATGCCGACACGCACCCAATTTCATTAAACGCACCTTGAATGCGCTGCAAGGGAAAATCGGTTGCGCCTGAGTCATACCAGACTTCTACGGAGTCGGTGCCAAATACCCACAGTTCGCGGTGATCTGTAATTACTCCCACCACACCATCAGGAGAACCTTCGGCACTGGCAAAGTCCAATGGGTCAACAGACGTACCATCGAGTAGAGCAGTCACCCAAATTTTCTGACTGTTGGGCTCGTTGTAAACAAAATAACCATCAAGGTAACTGACAGTAACCGCACCCGTGAAATCAGGGTCAGTGATTTTTGCAAACACGTTTGTGACTTCGTTGTAGATGTATCCCTCTGGGTTGCAAGCCAAAAATATCTGTGTGCCGTTGTCAGCAATCGACACTTGACCTGTGCCCGAAACTGTACCTAGCAAAATAGGTGTGGCTGTCAAGCCTGTTACTTTGTAAAACTCATTGCCAGATACAACGTAGAAATCGTTACCGTTTGTTTGGTGTGCCCACAGCGCCCGAATTGGACCTGTGCCAATTGTTTGCAAAAACTTTAAACCGGGCGCACGATTCAAAAACGCTGGTTCCTTACCACCCTCGGGAATAATTTCGGGAAACAGATTGATCATGCGGTTGTCCGCAGCATTGACGCTGCGAGTGACGTATGCTGATCCAAGAATCGGCGTCTTCATCAGTAGTTACCTGCGTACACGTTGAAGCGTTGACGAGTGGCAACAATGGCGTAAGGCATCGACATCACATCGTCAGGGTTGTTGATGCGCTTTAAGTTGCGCTTGCTGGTCATTGCGATGCGCTGCACTTGGGGACTTGGCTCGACGCCAAACTCAGGCGCAATTTCCATTGCGAGGTTGTAGGTAAACGCACGCAAGTAACCGGGTGGGAACGTTAGATTCGTCGCCAATGTCGCAGGCTGCGTGAGTTCTTCGACAGAAATAAAATGCCACGTCAAATCCTGTGTAGGCTTTGGGTAGACAAACATATCAATGTCGGGAAATGTGTTATTGACAAAAATGACCTGCGGAAAAGTGGAGGTCACTGTCTTGACGGCAATACCGTCATACTGCTGCTGATTGATGAACTTGATACCGTATGACACACCGTTGTTGCCAACGTAATAAGTGGAGTCATCAAGCAGAATAGGTCGATTGCCTACAAAGTCCCCAGTGGGACCAAGAGTGCGGTTAATCACACCAGCGGGCCAAACAAAAACTTGATCTTGTGTTGAAAAAACAGAAAGACGCTCGGTATTCCATGAGTCAATCATTTGATTGAGAGCCACCAAGCTGTCTTGCGACACAGATGCTGAAGGTGTCTCACCCTCGGCAAGCACACCTAGCAATCGCAACGCCCTGTTGATTTGATCGCCTGCGGTATACGTTGCCATGTCACTCTCCTTGATCGGCCTGCGGTGCTAGAAAATCGGGCACAGCAGAATCTACTGGTTGTTCTGGTTCAGCGACCTTGCGGGCGCGTGGCTTCACTTCCTTTTTAGGAGCCGCTACTTCGACAGGTTCGGAGGGCGTGTCCAGAGTATATCGCACCCATCCGTTTTTTTCATCAGCAACTGCTTCTGCTTCCATGTTGGCGACTTTCGCCCCATGAATTTCATGTTTCATGTAAATGACTGGCATTTGATTTCCTAAAGAGAAGCCCCCACCGAAGTGGGGGCGTTGACTTACATCATGAAAGCTGAGTAAGCAGCATCGCCAGTTTTCACAAATCGATATGTGATTGCGCCAATACGAGGCACAGTCGTTGAACCGAAAATTGTGATACCTGTGCCCGCTGTGACGGACACAATGGATGATGCGCCCGAGTTGTTGCTGTTGCAAATAGTCAAGTTGAAAGCTGAGTTAACTTTTGCGCTTGGGATAGCCGCATCAAGCAACGCTGCTGTAGGCAACGTAACAGTCACTGTAGCGTCCGAACCTTTGTTGCATACAACCAAACCAACTGCAACTTGAGCAGCAGTCAATGTGGTGTCGCCCGTCAAAGTTGCTGGAATGGTTTGAACAGTGAGTTGAGCTTCTGTCAGGTTGCCGTCACCAACTTGATAACCGCCTGCGCCGTTAGGGAGTGCCATGATAAATTTCCTTAAAAAAGATTAAAACGAGTGAAAGGGGCCGAAGCCCCATTTCAATTTAGCCCCACATGCGGACGGCCATTTGTGGACGAATCACGCTGTAGCCGTACAACACGTCGATACGGCAAGGCAGGCGGTCGTTGTTGATGTCGTACTGGCGCACGATACGCAAGGAGATGCCGTTGTGCACAGCACGAGCGGCCATGTCCACACCTTGTGGCAACAGCAAGTCAGCAGTTGCGAAGGTGATGGCATCCTTGTGGTACACCAAGTTCTGAGCGTACTGGCTAGAAGCAGCACCCACGAACACGACAGCTTTACCGCTCTGTGGCAACACGTCCACGGTAGCAAGAGCATTGCCAGCCGAGTACATAGGGGCCACAGTGATAGTGCCAGCGCCAGAGCCGTTCAAGGTCACGTCAGCAACAGCGACGAACTGGAACAACGAACCAGTGGATTCACGAGTCTGTGGGTTCACAGCGTAGCAGTCAGCAACAGTGAACACGTCACCGATCTTGATCGTGCCAGCGTTACCAGCGCCAGTGATGGCGATAGAAGTTGCACCTTCAGCGGTCACAGCAGCGGACAAAGTGCCACCAGTAGCGGTACGTGAGCCAGTAGTGAACTGCTTGATCGATTGAGACATGTTGATCTCGCTCAGACCCAACACACCAGTGCCCATCATGCCGTTCTTAAATTGCTTGCTGATAGTGTCTGTTGGGTTGAACAGACCTTTCAAGCCTTCAACCAAGCCAGCGTTGGCAGCAGGGTTCACGGTAGCGTAACGTGGGTCCATCACAGCAGCGTTCTCGTTCAGCTTCTGTTGGGCTTGCAACAAGACCAAAGAAGTTGCGGGAGTGGTGCCGGGCGTACCAACGGTGTTGCCGATGTACTTGTAGCTGTTAGCCACGTCAGCGTCGATAGACGATGCCAACTGGCTGATACGTGGCTTCAAGACACGCTCTGCAAAGTCATCCAACTGCATGGTCAATTCAGCAGATGTAAAGTTGACACCGATGTGCTTTTGGCTGGAGACAGTCAAGGTGGTGAACTGTTCGTTGTCGTCCTGAACTTGCAAGGCGGCACCGTCAGTAACCAACGCACGGTCGGGCAAACGGATACGCAAAGTTGAACCGATTTTCGCACCTTCAACAGCAAAGCTGTCGTCGTACTGGCGGTTCACGTTACGTGTGATGACGAGATTGTTTTCCAAGATTTCCAGCGATTTGCGGGTAATCATGTCAATGGTTAAGATGCTGTTTGACATTTCAAAAGTCCTTTAAAAATTAGCGATTTTGCGCTTCCCACTTTTTCCGTTGTCGTGCACGTTCGGCTTCAATCCATTGTGAGTCAGTCATGGTCTTCGACGAGCGAGGATCAGTTGTGTCATACACAGGAGTTGTAGCACCACGGGCAGTCACCGGACTAATTGGTGCTGGCGCAGACGAAGTTTTCTTTACAGGAGGATTAGAAGCGATTTTTACTTCAATCTTCCCTATTTCTTTTGCTTGCAGATAGGGCGACAAACTGGCAATTCGTTCGGCCTCTTTGGGGTTTGTTCCAAGGTAGTAAGCTACATCGGGACCAACATCCGAAGACTGGATCGATTCAAGCATGACGTTGGTGATCGGCAGGTTTGGGTTACGGGTGACTTGGTCAAAGTCATCGTATTTGTCCCGGGCCTTTTCTTCACTTTCTTCATACACGGCAAGAGTTTTACGATACTCCTCTTGTTGCTTCCGTTGCGCGACCAAGTGTTCGGCTTTGACAGTTGCCAATGCGTCAGCATAGGACTCGTCAGAATCGAATTGATCACGGGATGGTGCACCTTGAGGCATCGATTGCAGTGTCTGGGTTTCCCTCAGACGAGACTGCTGCTCTCGTTCCCATTTACGTTGCTCTCTCGCAAGCCGTTTACCAATAGCCGCATCGAGTTCTTCCTGCGTGAATACCTTCGACGCTGGTTGTTCTCCGTGCTCACCATCAGCAGTGACTTCCGGCGCAATCTCAACAGCATTTGGAGTGGCCGTCACTTCCGATACTGGCGCGGGTGCTACTTCCGCTAAGTTTTGGACTTCATCAGTCATAGTTTCCGAATCCTTAGATTCCTCGGTCTACCGGGCCGATACGGTTTTGATTATCTTACAACAAAAGCAAACGCTATGCCAATAGGCGCAGCCAAATTCCAGAACCACGAATGAAAGTCCCAGACCCGTGGTTCAAATGCGTTCCACCATTTCATGTTGGCACGTTTGCCATTACCGTAATGTTCAATCCACTTGTACTCAGCTTGGGCGTGTTCACGGCCAGCGAAGAAAGCAGACACAAGCACAGCGCCAACAAGACTTAGCCCAAACTGGTCAAAGACAAAAACAATGGCTAAAGCAGCGAGGGGGTGGGCTAAGTTAAACATTTATGAGTAATAACTAATATTCAAAATCCCGCTTGCGGATTGTTGGATAAAACGAATCTTGGTCAGGTCACCATCGTATTGCAATGGAACACCAACCGCGATAGGCATACCAACACTAGCGCTTGGTGCTACGCCGTCATCTCGCCAACGAACTGGAGCGCCTTCGGCAATGATTAGAGCAAACACAGGCTTGGCGTTCAAGCCTTCTGGTGCCAAAGTTGGCACTGTTAAGCCAACTGATGCGCTCAAATTGGTAATCTGTTGGTAGCCGAAACAAGTCGTCACAGCTTTAATATTCATAGTCATTTTAAAATCTCCTTGATTGAGTGAAAGATCGTATTTGGTAAGTGTACTCGGCACCGCCGATGACGGGTGAAATTTCAAAATTCCAACCGTCAACATTACCCGCATCGATATTACTTCGATCTACAAAAGCATTCCACGTTGCGCCACCAGTTGCATTGATGTCTTTGATTGTCAGGTAGCTTGCATTTATTGTCCCACTCGCTTGGGATAATATTGCCTGCGTACCTGCTAACGTCGATTGTAAATATTTTCTGTTTGTATTGGAGGCAGAAGTGGCAAAGATTCCAACGGTTGACGTAACTCCAGCTTTTAATTGGATAGTGCCGTTAATAACAGAAAACCCTCTGGTTGAACCTTGCGTCAACGCGTCTTGAAATGCAAAAGTGCCACCAATACCATTAAAAGACAATGGCGTATTTATAGTATTACCCGCTGTAGTAATTTGCTGAATACCAGAAGTTGCCGAAAACGTTAGCGCAACGCCTCCTCCGGTGATGGTCATCCCGCTTGATAGCGTGTAATTTCCGTAAATTAGCGTTGAACCAGATGCATTCAAAGACAAAGTGCCTGCAAAACCCGTGAAATCAAAATTTCTAGACGCAAAAGGCATTGTGACAGTATCTGTTCCAGCAGTTACGTTAAAATTTAGCGCGTTGGCCTCTGATGTTCCCGTGGTAAAAGAAATAGCCCTTGTTCCAGTACTTCCAGAATAAGTTAAGTTAATTGTTGAAGTGCCAGTAAACGTAAAGTTTGTGGCATTACTCATGTTCCAAACAGTTGTAGCGTTGCCCGTAACGCTTATTGCACCAGTGCCAAAAGCAACTGAACGAGTGTTTGTATTATTTGATACAAAATTAAGGCAGGTCAACGATTGATTGTTCAAATTTAGAACGCCAAGCGTAAGAGCAAAACTTCTTACCAAAATCAAGTTAGCGCTTAAAGTTAACCCCAACGTGCTTGTATTAAGTGTTGTGTCTCTAGCCGTGGCGGTTGCATCGGTGGTACACGTACCAGTGCCCGACAATGAATCAAAAATAACATCATCAACACTAGTAGGCGCAGAAGCACCAGCCGCGCCGCCAGAAGTCGCAGACCAGTTAGCCGTGGACGTGCTACTCCACGTACCTGCGCCGCCCACCCAATACCTTGTTGCCATTTTTTACCTCAATTTCAACTAATCACGCCAAAAGTTTTCCAGCCTGCATTGGTGTATACCCACCCAATAAAACCGCCCGATGCTGGAAACTGGTTAAAAACAATGTCACCGCGAGTCCAATTACCCGCAGTCGGTGCGGCGTTACCCCAAAGCAAACGGCTAATCGGTTCTCGGATGTAGATGTTTGAGCCGGTGTCTTGGATATATCCCAATTGCACAAGTTCACTTGTTTCATTTGCAAGAATGCGCCCGTTCATCAGATTATTGACAAATAGCACCTTGCTTGTGGCATCGTCATTTCGGAAAGGTTGTGCGGTTGTCGAAGCAGTAAGAAACACGTTGTTACTGATAACACCACGCCCCACCCGTTCAAACGAACGGACAACAACTTCATCAGCAACAGCAGCAACATCAAACACGTTTCCAGTGATCGTCAAATTTTCACATTTGCGAAGTTTGATGTAAGAAGCTGGCGCAATAGAGAAATCGCTTTTGAAAGTATTGCCAGTGATGGTTAACGCTTTAACCGTAAATGCCGCCGAGTTATTTCGGTAGTCAATGAAGTCACCTTGAAAACTTGCATTGTCGTTCATGAACGTATTGCCAGAGATTGTGACGGCTGTTATGTCACGAACCCCAAGCTCCAAAGATATTGCCTTGTTACCAGTGTTTAAAAACGTATTGCCAGTGATGGTAATGTTGTCGCCCACCACAACAATCGGCTCGTCGTTTGAGGATACAAAACTGTTGCCGGTTACGGTAATGCTCTTGACGTATTCAATGTGGTAGATCGCATTGTCTCGAATGTTTCTGCAAACATTGCCGCAAAAAGTTGCTGCCTCAATGGGTCGAACATTGCTGCGCTCTAGAGTCCAAAAACTTGCGTTTGGTGGCTGGTTAGCTCCGCTTGCCGTATTGTTTGTAATGCAACGATACAAGTCAAAATTAGTTCCGTTAAAAAAATTAACTTGGTTGTTTACAACGTAAGCGGTGCCAGACACCCATTGCGGAAACTCGGCAATGAAGAACCCGCCGAACACAGACTGGAACACGTTGTCCGAAACAATAACTTTGTCACAGCCAGTGTTTGCTGTAACGGCTCTGTATTGCGCTGGTTGGATACCAGACCCGCCAAACTGTTCACCAATATTCTCGAAGTAGTTTTCGACAATCCTAGCATTTGGGCAATGTGCAATTTGAACTGCACTGAAGTTTCCTGCCGTGGTGGGGTCGTTCTTAAATTTTTCAAACTTGCAGCCTCGAATTTGTGCGTCAGGGCATCCAATAAGGTTTAAAAACCCTTTGCCGAGATTGTTGGCATCAAAGCGCATCCCCTCAATAAGCACCCGAGCAGCATCGGTCACTTGAAACATACGAGCAAGACTATCGGTGCCGCACAAAAGCGTGGCCGACTCGCCGTACATAATAAAGTTTACGTTCGACAATGTGCTCTGAGCCGTGACCAAGTACGTACCAGAAGGGTAATAAATTGGCTGTCCTGTCGCATGAGCAGCGGCAATAGACGCCGTATCATCGACCACTCCATCACCAACAGCACCAAAGTCTTTAACGCTGACAACTTCACGCAGCTTGTCTTGTGCAGAACGTGATACAGCATTAGAGCCAGCAGGCGTAAATCCAATCCAGTCAGACCCATCGTCATTTGCTAAATCGGATACAAAACCAATTTGACCTTTGAATCCTGTGAAAACAACGTTTGTGGCGTAAGGGATGGAGTTAATGCCAGAAATATTATCCCAAGTGGCAATTAAAACATCAGTGCTGGTGTATAAAGCAAATTTGTAATTAACCCCGTCAGTTAACCAAATTTCGCCCGTAGCAACACGTCCAGCAGAATTAAGAATGATTGGGTTGGTATGAGCCGTAGCACCTGACACGCTTGTATAAGTTGCTTGAGGTGTTGTAGTTCCTGCGGCATAGGAATACAACTTACCGCCTGACAAGATAACGCCGTTGTTGTCAAAAAATTGCTGTCCTGCACCCGCCAGCGCGGAAAGGTTTACAGTCATGCTAGTTCCTTATGCCAAAAAACGAAGTTTGTAAAGGGTACGTAAATACACCTCAATGATATTGTCGATCAATTGCTGCAACGATGTATCCGACTTATCGCACACCTCATAACGCATTTTCTCGATGTCGGCTAACGACTCTTCCAAGAATTCTGTAATGTTGCCAGTTTTCTTTGCAGACATCAAGCTGATAGGGCCAATTAGACCATGACGACCTTGGTACGTTTCGGCAAAGTCGTCCGTTGCGCCAATGATACGGTCATAGAAGATATTGAGCGCGGAGTGCTTGGAAAAGCTGCGCGTGTTGAGGTGCACCGAGTGCGCCACATCTCGGGCAAGGAACAGTGTCCCTACAAAATCTGCTGCGGTGCTCATTGAGGCATACCTTCCATCGGTTGTGCTGGCATCTCGGGTTGCATTTCGCCCATCTCAGGCATAGCGGGATTCTCGCGCATTCCGGGCGGTCCTGCAACAATGTCTCCAGTGTCCATTGCTGCGTGGATTGTACCCATCACGATGTCTTGAATCTGCTCTGGTGACATGCCAGCCTGAACTGCTTTGATGCGGTTCGTTTCGGCATTGTATGCGTCCACTTGCGCCTTGTATTCCTTGACCTCGATGTCGCGGGCCTCGAATGACTGCTGCACGTTTTGGAGCATACCGTGCATCTGTTGCAGTTCTTGGTTCATGGCCTCCATCTGCTGCTTGGCTGCGGCCAACGCTGGGTTGTCTTCGTCGTCGCCAATGATCTTTGGATCGATGGTTTTGGCAAAGCGTTTTGCCATTTCTTGAGCGCCCGGCCAGTCCATGTTCTTGACGAACAAGTCGCCCGCCACTTGCCACAACTGTGGGTTGCCTTGCAACAACTGAGCCATGGCTTCCAAAGCCTCTTGGCGCTTGGTGGCGTAGCCGGGTCCAGTGATGACCTGAACGTCGTACTTGCCCACGGATGGGTTGTAAATCTTGTCAATCACAACGCCTTGCTCGTTGGTGATCTTCTTGACCGCCTCGGGCTGCTGTGGGTTCATCTTGGCGGTGGTGGACTCACCATCTTCACCAATGATGCGGGCCACGCGCTGCGTGTCGTAAATCTTGGGGATCAGATCGACGAGTTGACGGCCAACATAACGGATCATGCGGGCGTAATTGTCAACGTAATGGTAGGTGCCAATGTCGGATTCTTTCTGACGGGCCAAGATGGCTTTGCCGGAACGCTCATTCGAGGTCATGCCCAACGCAGCGTTGTACTGACCAGTCGATGATTTGATGTCGTCAGATGCGCCAGCCTTGGCTTGCAGGAGGCCCGAGGAGGCCATTGGAGGCTGTGCACGCTGTGGCAGTGGGAGAACTGCACCTTGACCGTCTGTAACGTCTGGATTGACCTCCAAATACGGCCAATTGGTCGTGTTGGCAGTCTTCCATTGCTGCTCGTAGCCTTCAAACTGACCACCGTAGCCGATGAACGGTGCTTTGGGGGCCAGCGCCAGCATTTCAGCTTCCTGCGACACCCAGTAGTTGTACATGCGCTGGGCATCTTTGGCATTTCGAACCAAACCAGACACGTACAAGCGACCCTCCACCTCAAATTCGTTGCCAACGCAGCGAATCACGGGAATGTGCATACCAGCCCAGTCTTGGCGCTCAAGCACCTCGTAGCCGTTGATTTTGAGCCATTTGACCTTGCAACGCTCGGAAGTGCGGCTCTTGATTGGCGACCCAAACTGCATTTTTAGCACTTTGTCTTCGGGTGTGCCTTCAAATGCAGCCACGTTGCCGGGGTACAGGTTCAGCTTTTCGTTGGTGTACTCTTTGTAGAAATATTCCGCGATACGGACTGTGTCTTCGTTGAGCCACTGAGAGATTTCTTGGTCACCAACACCCAAAGTCTGCAATGTGCTGAGTGGGGCTGAGTTGGGATACAGGCGCTGGTACTCTGAACGGGGCAAGTCTTCGGTCACAAAACACCACTGGGCATCCGCGCCGCAAGGGTCTTGGATCAGCGGGTCCATGTAGACCGAGAAACTGTTGCGAATACGGCCAATTTTGATGTCTTGGTCGAATGATTTCTCGTCGCAATACTCGGTCAGGATACGCACGTAGCCTTCACCGTAGGTGACTTGGTTTTCGCACGCTGTGTCATAGGCCACGTCTGCATCGGAGATGTACTCGATGTGACGAATCACGCCGTTGTAGACCTCTGCCACTTCTTCGTCGGCAGCATCATCAGCGGGGATGACTTTGGGCTGCGGGCGGTTCTGGCGCTGTTCGTTGGTAACTTGATGGACGTGCTGTGGCAGCTTATTGATGGTCAGGCAAGGGCGTGCATTGATTGTTTGACCTTGCATTGCGCCACGGGTTGCCAACACATCGGCTGGCCACTGCCATTGGTTGTCCGGGGACGCTGCAAAGAACCGCAGATCGTCGAGTTCGTCTTCACGCGACTCAGACAGCGCCGAAATTGCTTGGTCTAGTCGTGTGCGTGCGGTAGCAAGAACGTCTGAATCGCTCTTGTCTTTGGTTGAACCGCCATTGGCAACTGCTCCAGCAGCCGCGATTCCTGTTGGATCACTCATGTTCCAAGACTCCTAAGATGTGAGGTTCACGCATGACAATGTAGTCCTTGCCATCGTGTTTGAATTCCTGACCCACGCCAAAGTATACGTGGTCGCCCACCTTCACGTCCACACAATCTGGACCAATGGCAACAACGATGCCAGTCTCACATTTGTCGCCGGGAGGGAGGACAAACAGTTCGTGTTTCTCAACATCTGGCTCAATGATGGCGCAATTTTGGTTGGCTCTGAGGGTCATTTTTTGCTTTTTGGGGCTGGTTTCTGGGCTTCGCGCTTGACTGAGTAGGCGATGGCAACGGCCTGTTTGACAGGCTTTCCGGCCTTGACTTCAGCCTTCACGTTCGCACGGAATGCGTTTTTGCTGGGTGACTTAACAAGTGGCATTTATGCTCCCATCCATGAGTTTGTAACAGCGCCGCCTTGAGCATTACGCCGTTGGATTGTTCGTTCATTGTACTCTCGATGTGCCACAGGGAAAGCAAAGGTTACGGCCAGCGCATCGGCAGCATCAGGTGACGCCAAACCACGGGCTTTCATCTCCTTCTTCCCCTCCAAGAATATCGTACCAGCCGAGTTGGGCTTCTTGATCGGGCCAACCAGATCGGCCTTCAATTGTCTGTCCTGCGGCAGCGCGGCGGTCTTGAGCCACTCGCGCATCGTGCCCCACATCTCGGCTCGTTTGTTACCCCACATCACAGGATTCTTGGCCTTCCAGCCAAAGTTCACCCCGCGCACTTTGTACCTCTGCTCATTGAGCCTGTCAAGTATCCCGTACCCAAGGCCGCCCTCGTCGATGGCAGTCAGCGTCGGCTTGAACTCCTCGATCATGTCGATGACGTTGCCCACGGTGGTCATGGTGTCGTCGCCCTTGAACCTGCGGATCGCCAAAATGTCGCGCCCTTGCCGGGCCACGATCACTGTGCTGTCCATGCCCCCACGGGCCGGGTCAACGCCAAGCACGATGGGTGCGGTCATGTCTTTGTACTTAGGCCGCTTCATGGCGTCGTCCACCACCGATGGCATGATGAACTGGTCATCGCCGCTCTTGGGGAAGTCGCCATACACCTCGACCCGGGCTTCGTCGCTGTCCTCGCCGTACTCAGCGATGATCTGCTCATAGATCGACTTGTCCGTGCCCTCGACGGTGCGTGCGTCGATCTTCTCGGACTCCCAGAAGTCCCGCTTGTTGCCGTCGATGGCTTCGTAGAAGTAGCCAGTGTTGCGACGGCCGTTGCTGAACGCGAACCAGTATCGGTCCAAGATGTTCTCGGTAAAGAAGCCCGCAGCCACGGACCAGATGGAGTCTGGGATACCTGACGCTTCGTCAAAGATCACCATCATCCCGTCCATGTTGTGCACACCCGCATAGGCGTCTGGGTTCTCCTCGCTCCACAGTTTGCCCTCGGCTCCCCAGTAGCGTGTGCCCTTCTTCAGATCGCGCTCGACCAGATCGGTCAACCACGACGCGGGGGCCAGCTTGGTGGCCGATGGCTCCCACCAGTGCGAGTTCATGGCCATCGTGGCCCACTTGGTCAACTCG